GCGGCACCAGGTAGTGCTGGCCCATGCGTTGTGGTTCTTTAAACCAGACACTGGCCTGCATATTATGGTTGTGGGTGCGGGTAACTTTGAGACTGTTAAGGGTGAACCGTGTGGGACTGTCAAACACCTGCTTCATCTTGGCAACTTCTGCGGCCTTTATATCAAATGCCGTCTTGTCCAGGGCAATCTCTGCAGCCCGGCTTGCCTGTTTGGGCAACGCCTTGATCAGGTCCTGCACAGCCTTGCTGTCAATCGCTACTGAAATCATACGGCAGGCACCATGTGACATGCAGGAAATACACTTACCACGGTTACTGCCTGTGCTCGGCAGGCCGGTTGGAGAACAGATCGGAGGTCCGGCAATGAGTGCGAGTTTCCGGGCGGCACACCGTGGCCGATGACGACCGGAAAGTTTTGTTTTTTTGTCACCCCGTCACCACTACCGCTTCGGATGGGTGCGGCGGCAACGACTCGGCCCACTGAACAGCATACATCCACATGCACATACCCATCATGGATACCAACAGAATACAGGCAGCAAACTCTTTGATACTCATGTCGCACACCTGCAGATCAACCGAGCCTCAATCAAAACCTTCAGGGTCATAGCTGAGTAATCGCCTAACATGCGTTGCGCGATTGAAATTATCCGCCAGTCAATTTTTGTCAGTCCGCTCTGTTTAATTTTCACGCACCCCTCCCTGCCTCTTTACTCTGATATCTGCCGAAATATGTTTTTGTTTTACTCACCGGCATGGATCCACGCCGTACACAGTGCACCCGGCCTCGTTGGCCAGCAGTTGAATGACCTCCGGGTTGCTGCGCTTGCCGTGGATAGTTGTTGAAATACACGTCTTAGTACAACCGCGTTTTCGCGCCAGCTTTGCTATAGCCCCGTAGCCAAGTTTGAGCTCCAAAGCGTGGCGAATTTCTATCCCGTTGGTAAGATTTTTTTTGTTCTTCATGATTACAGAGTACCTAAAAGCGAGATGAATAGCAATAAAAAATAGGTATAAAAAGGAACGAATAGAGATGAAATCTAAATTCAGTACAAGATTACGGTATCTTATAGATCAAAAAAAAATCAGTCAGGCAGCTTATCATCTCATGCTGTGATGCTCAAGTGAGTAGTGGTTGAGGTCGCCGGGGATCCGGGGAGCCAATCCTATCGAATCACCATAGTCATGGAGTCTGGAGTGTGCTTTTTCTGCGGCTGTGCCGGTGAGCAAGCGGGGACGCTCATCAGGGGATGGGGCCAGGGTCAGGTTGATGTCAAAAGCCAGTTTTTGCTTGTGGAGGCTGTTTTTTTTGCCGATGCGGCAGTTTTGGCAGCGCAGCCAGTGACCGCCGCGCATGGAGTAGCCGAGGCTGTGCAGGTGCAGTATGAGCAGCATGATCAGCCGGGAAAATTTTTCCTGCTTTTGGCCCAGGGTCATAACTCTTTCCAGTGTATCCGGAGATTATTTTTACGTGACCATCTGAGGGCGTGCCAAAGCTCCTGGCAGGTATCCCAGTCATCGGTCATGGTCAGGGCCTCCCTTACCCATGTGGCCATCACGGAGCGGTGTACACTTTTCGTTTATGGTCCGGATGAGCAGCTGTGGCTGCGTGTTTGTTCAGAATTTTGGTCCACATCCACACCCTGACCCGCCACATTTTGTCGGCCAGCCACCTGCAGGATGCCTCGTGGTCTGCCGTCAGCCTGTACTTGCGCGGCAGGATCTCCAGACGTATCAGCTGGTAGAGCGCATCGTGGAGCAGGCTGCCGCGTAATGACGACTTGGTGTCAATGGTTGGCCCGCTCGGTCCGTCCCAGGCATACCCGGCCAGGATAAGTACTCTGCCGTCCGGCTTGAGCTCGATATATCCCGTGTGACCGGCATAACCGGTTATATTGGTCACAAACCACGCATCGTGCTTGAGCTGGTACTTGTGGCCCTTGCTGTATTTAATGGTTTCAGACTCTTTAAATGCGCTCACCTGCTCCACCTCTTACCGGACAGCCTCAATGTGTAAGGTTCCGGAAACGGAAAACACAGCAGGCACAGGCGGTTTTTCCGGGGCAGGAGGACACCAACCGATGATATTGGACGGATCGGATTCTATTTCTTTTTCTCCGCTGCCGGCAGCGGAGACGATATACCAACCCCTGCACTCATCCACGGTGTCAAAGGTGGCTGTTCGGTCGGCTGCAGGGATGTCGTCAACAACGACCGAGTGGTCCTGGTCGTAAATGCGGAATTTGTTTATTTTTGCCTGTTGTTCCGGCGTGTATGTCCAGCTGACCTCTATTGTTGCCGCATTGACGATCGCAGGTACCATTAGCAGCAACAGAGAAAATAAAAAGACCAGGCCGAAACAATACATCGAGATTATGAGCAAACGACGTCTATTCATGATACACCTCCCTGTCCCAATTCACGCCATTTTAACAGCATCCTGCCGACAACATAGGCTATTGCTATCCAGCCGGTAGGGTTAGCCCCTGCACCGGTTTCCGCCTGAAGTTGCCTGGCTATCTCGGCCACCTGTTCCTGGGCTGTTGCCACCCCGTCGGTGACCAGGCTGACATCCACACCACTCTGATTTAAAAATTGCGCCCCTATCAGCAGGAGCACTACCCATAGTTCGCTGGTTTTAACCCCTTTTGTAAGCATTTTTTCTCCTTATACTGATTAACAATCATGATTTTGCCAAGAGCCACACGAACAATTTTCAGGTAACTCAGACACCGGAATGGTACCGCGTTCGCCTATGCACATTTCTGTTTCTGACTCAACATCTTCACCATTACAATTACCATTAGAACAACCCTCAGAATCTTTCCTCTGGTCCTGATATTGTGTGCCGGTTGTAGTGGTTTGGTCATTACCGGCTGTATTATATGATCCTGCCATATTAGTTGGGCCGTTGTAAGTGTTACCCGCAGCATCATAGGCTGCTTCATTCATGCCTCTAAATTCATGGGCAATCCAACCGATACCGGCCCACATGATGCCGCGATTGACCACGTTATCAACCGTTTTCCATACCGGATGTTGTGACGGTTCCGTGGGCGGTGCAGCCATTGTTGGTGGTGGTTTATATGAAATAACTGGAAGAAAAGTTGTTGACCCATCGGAAAGCTTAACCTCTTTATAGCTCATAGTAAGCCCAGAATCTTCATAAGCTTCCTGATACTCGTCATGATAGTTTTGCCACGTTTTATGAACAATTGCTTCTTTTGCTGTTGAGGCATCCCCAATGGTTTGATAAGCAGCGACTCTTGACTCCTCCGAAGTCATAGCACTCATCGGGATTTCCATATAATCTTTTGTACAACTAGAAGCTAAAACACTTACTATTAATAATGGCACAAGATACTTCACTTTTTTCTCCTTGACGAGGTTTGATAAATGGGATCAGGAGCCTCTCCCGCCAAGGAGAGAATTCCCTCACCCAAGGTTATTTCTTATGGCTTTCGTATGGATCACACCTTTTGTTATAACACCGATGTACCTCTGCCGAAGTTAAAGCAGGTGGATTGAATTTAAATACCTTACAAACTACAATGCTCAGTACCCTGCTTAAAACAGGCCACATGCTACGAGGCAAACAACAATATCGTGCAACAATAGCCGAAAAATGAATATGTGTTAATTGGATGCCAATTAATATAAATACTCGCATAAATATCCAAAAATTAGCATGAATTTTATAATGTAAAGATATGACTAGCGTATACATAAATAAGAACCACATGAACAAAGAAAAGATTGCAGACATCCCAGCAGCCATTTGTAGCATCCTGGCACTGACAGCGGATCGTTTATCCATGTTAGGATGTTTCGCTTGCCATCGTCCATGTCGGTTTAGCGTCCAGCCCCAAAGTATGGCTTCATACGAAATTAAAAAAGTAATAATCCAATACCCGATAAAACTATTGTCCAGGTTCTGCAGCTCCATCGCTATTCCCCGTCAGACAATTCTCTTACATCCTTTTTCATGCCATTAACTTCTTCGCTTATTTTACCAACCGTATAATTTACAGTTTCAACGCGAACTGTTAACGCATTAATTGAATTATCTATTTTCCTCGTATCTGCCATGTAAACTTTTTTGAACGCGTCCAACTGAATAATCCCATAAAAAGCAATCGAGCAGACCAGAAGCGCAGCCAGCCCGATTATCCAAATGAAAATAGTTACCCTGCCCTCTAAGTTGGAATTATCATTAGATATATCCATAAAGTGTTCCTCACACTGGTGTATCCGTTCCTCATGCTGCTTAACCAGAAGCATAGCCGCCTGGTGATTTTCACAGGTATCTTTACAATCACTAATCGGCAACGGAACCATATCATTACACCTGGTGCACCGCAGGATTAACCGTCTTACCGGCATGATCGATAATCTGACCACCCACCACTGCAACCCGGTCACCAGTGCGATACCTCCCGGTAGAGGCAGCCCGGTATTTACGGCCCCGGTCGTCAACCACTATCCACCATCCAGGCATGATGGATGACACTATCTCGCCGGTGATCCGCTGATCAGGCAGCTGCGCATCAAAAAAATTAAATCCCATCTGCGACCCTCTCTATCAAAAGATTTATGTCCGCCGAAAAACTGTCTACGTCCCTATTGATAACGATGGCACAGCTTTGAACCATGCCACGCCATACCTGCTGCTCCGAGTCGGACACCTCAGCCATACCTCCCGGCCTGATAAATCCCTTATGCGGGCCGGTGGAAGAAACAAGTTCACGGGCTGAACAGTTGGCATCAATTTCGTTTCTGCCCCGCTCGTCGGCAACTGGGATGGTGGTGATCAATGGGTCAGATATGTTCGGCCCCTGCTTGTCGGCAGGTGCCCTTTCAACTATGTGGATCATACGGCCTCCATATATACAACCACAAGTATCGGATATGTTTCATCTTCTTCAAGGGTTAGGGTTGGCGGGTTCAGCCGGTATGCCCGGCAGCGGATACTGTATGTCGCCTCACCTATGGCAGGCACCTGGCCTGCCGCCCTGATCTTGCGCCCATCCTGGACAATAGCCGGACTGTTGCCATACTCCTCAAAGTCCACATCACCATCCGGTATATGGCTCAACTCCTGGCTGTCATCGGTGTTGGTAAACTGCAGCTGCCTGGTTCGCGTCCTGCTCACCAGACTACCGGCGGACACGGACCCGGAACTGCACTCAACCCGGTCAATGCACAATTGTGTCTCATCGTAATGAACAACAAAACCGGGCGTGTCATCAGGGTTGAATGATGTTTTGATGTTGCCGGACGTATCAACGTTTACAGCATCATCCAGCTCAACCACCGTAAACTGCTGATCGCTCGCAACAGACTCGCCAAACTCGACAACAATGGTGCCCTCAATACCCATCAGTCAACCCCCTCTGCAACCAGCTGCACCTGCTCATCCTCGTGATCTGTTGCCAGGTATTTGCGGCATTTTGTCCGGTAACTGATTTTAAGCAGCGACTCACCGGTAACACTGGATTCAAGCGTACCGTCCTCCGCAAATGTGACCGTGCCCAGGTTGGTCTGCAGCCATTCAACCGCAACCCGTGCGTAGATCGGATATGAGGTGTTGCCGGTACCACTGATAAATTCTACCACCTCATCCTCAATCAGCCGCTCCTCGATGCCCAGCGGCTCAAGGTAGACCCAATCGCCTCCTGTGTGGCGCAGGGAGAAGTCATCGGCCCAGGGTGTTTGATACGCCCTGATATATTTTGTAGCAGAGGTGATCGCCTCCTCTTCCAGTCGCAACGAATCGTCACTGGTCAACTGGTCGGAGATCAAATAACGGTTGTAACCCGGCCTGTGATCGTAATTCTCACCGGTCGTGAAAAAATCAAGAGCATCGGACAGGTGGTGGTCAATGGCAGCCGTGGGCCACCTGTAGACTGCAATAGGATAAGCAGGCTCAATGGTCAGGGTGCCGTCCGGCTCTGTCTGGATAATTGCCCCGGCAGCCTGGGCAATGGTGCGGATAATGGCAAGCGGAGTCTGATCGGCAGGCATAAAGGTATCTGCCGGGATATGCCAGTCTACCGTATCCCAGTTAGTTGTGTATCCTGCAGCCAGCCCTGCCACAATAGCAGAGGCCATGCCGGACAGATCGCCGGTAAATGGCTCTGCATAAGGTGCGTCAAGCAGGGCTGTCTTTGATAACCCCTTAATCACATACTCTGCCGTGTTATGCTCACGGTTGCGCTGTTTGGACTCGACAAAAAAGGTAAACACCACACTATCAACGGTGATGGTCAGATCATCAAGCACCCTGCAGCGCAGGTAATCAGCCTGGCCCGCCAGATGTACCTCGCAGGACATGCAGTACTGGTCACGGGTCGCCTCGATGTTGATATGGTAAAATTGCAGATCAAACTCGCCGTTGGTTCCATCAACTACAACCTGAGTGGTATAGGTGAGCATCTGACTCTCGCCGGACAGTAAGGAAAACGGCTGTATTAACTGCCGCCGGACAAGATCAGTACCCTGGAGGGAATACAGTTGCTCAGAGATAGCAACCAGCTCAGCACCGGCAATGGAATAGCGCTGTTCCAGGACTTTCTGCAAAAAATCAGGCAGGGCATAGGGTTGCTCAAGGGACGTGACAAGCCTGTACGCATCATCATACGGCTGTTCAAGCATGGTGCGCAGCTGGGCGGCATCGCCGTACCACTGCTCCAGCATCTTGACCAGCGCAGGAGTATCACCGTAATACTGGGTCAGCAGCACCACCATTTTCAGCCCGTAGATTTGGACCAGGGTCTGCACCACCTCTACACCGGCTATGGTGTACAGCTGCTCCAGCAACCGTGTCACCATGTATGGTGTCAGATCATACGGCTGCTCAAGTATGGCCAGTACAGTAGTTGTCCCACTATCAGGGGTGGAGGCATCATGCCATGCGTTGCTGCTCCTGTTGATCCAGGCGCAGGCACCTGTATTTTTAAATGCTGCAGTGGCCATTAATAGTCGCCGTAAGTAACAACCAGGGTAACTTTTTTAGCAGAGGTCACAGCAGCCTGTGCAGCAACCGTAATTTTGTCACTTCCCTCAAGATATAGGGCCAGATCATCGCCCAAAAATGGCATGTCGGTTGCATTTAAAATTGACACAGCCGGGGCACTGCCATCGGTGCCGGACAGGGTGGGGATACTTACCGAACCGATAAGGAAACTGGTTGTAAGATCATTATAAAAGAACTCAAGAACCACTGCGCTTGTATCATCGCTGACAGCGGATATTGAGTTGATCCGGCTGCCATTGGAGCCTGCAGTCAACAAATCCTGCTCGCTTGTGCCGTCAGCGTTTTCAATATCCAATGCAGCGTTTTTGATCGTGTCTGGAAAAATAGGTCTGTTTGCCATTGTCTTGCTCCTTGTTAAAATCCGCCGGGCATATTTTCATAAAGTAACTGGTCTACCATTCCGCTGTTTTGCGGTGTTCGTTCAATTAGCTCCCACCAAAAATTGCTTGGATTGCTGTCTGGTATAATCACATCCGGTGAATCCTCAGCAGCTCCGGCCGAGTCACGGGCAACATAGACAGACAGCATATCGTCCTCCACCACATCGCAGATGTCGCCTGCAACTAGGGCGGTTGAGCTGCCGTCCGTATCGGTGGGATCAATAGCATCCAGTTTGCCGGTTGTGCCGCCAGTCAGTCCTGTTGCCCAATATCTGTTTGTTGCCATTGTTTATTACTCCTAAAAAGCCTTGGAAAAGCCTTTGCGATTTTGCCTGATTAAGCCTGCAGGGGTAAAACCGGGCATAAAATTCATGTTGTACGATCTGGGAATATTTGCAAACGATGGAATATGCCGGTCTGCAACACCACTTGAAGGCAGGGCAAACGTAATCAGCGCATCGGTGTTTGATTTGTGGGTTACTGCCAGCCAAGCTGCGGAACGGGCCACCTTGGAAACACGAAACTCATCTACAATCAGATTTCCGTAACACCCGTCAAAGCGGCCACCAACCCTGATAGGCACACTGGATAAATCGGCCACGGTAACGGGGTTGGTAGCTGGATCAACCACACCATCACCATACAACGACATAGCCCCGCCACTGAGTACGGTAGCCATGTTCTGGAAGGCAGTTGTGGAGGGGACAATGGCAGAGTTGACAAAATCACCGCCAACAGAAATGCCATAAAAACTCCCTGCGGAATTAAGACCAAACTGGAGCGTGCCGGAGCTTGCATTACCGATAGTACCTATCATCTTGTAGGCTCCGACAGTACCCCACTTGACACTGGCCTCCATGGTCATTGCTGCTTCCAAGGCGGAAAAATCGTCCGAGCTACTGTCCAAATGGTCATCGCTGCCATCCAGATCAACACCCTTGCCTATCAGGCCATTAACCAGATCACCAGAGGTCATGGTGCCACTGGAGGTCAGGTCATAACTACCTGTGGAATCAAGCATTTGCGGAGCAGTGCCTGACGGGTCTTGAGCCATGTGAAGGACAGCCGCAAAGTTTGAATCCCACACGTTCTGTGCCGGGGTGTCCCCGGTGTCACCTATATATGTGTTGTTATCCGGCTGGGCAGAGTCGTAATACAGGTTGAGGACAGTAGCAGCAGATGCAGAGATAGAGGGAATTTTAATCCACAACTGGGCTGTCTCGTTTGCACCATCCCACCGCTCTATCTCGCAGTAACATTGGACTCCGGTATCACCGATTTCAAAGGCAAGTTGCTTCGGTGTATCTTCCCATACTACTGTGCCGGAGTTAACCGTGAAGTTGTCAACTAAAGCGGAACAAGCCGGGTTTGTCGCCCACGTACTTGTCCATATGTGTATATTAACGTCACTTGTCGTTACTGTTGCTGTCTGTTGTAATGTCCAGCTTGATCCATTCCAGTAATATAAATTTATTGTAGAGCCTGATCTGACAATACGCAATTTACCGGACGTATCGGTAGTAGCAGCTGGGGTGCCGTTTGTAGGTGTCCCGGCAACATAAACGGCAGAACTGTAATAAGAGCTGGTTCCATCGCTATATATGAATACATAGCCCCTGTCATCGGTATCTTCATTTATCTCTATGCCGAACGCGCCTGCATTTCCGGCAGAAGTGAAACTTGAAAAATCCACTTGAACGTCAAGATTTCCACTAATTTTAAAGATAGTTTTAACTGCGTCATCAATAGAGTTGTCTCTTCTCACCCTTAAAGCATTACCCTGTATTGTCGGTGTTCCGGCTTTAACCTCCCACAACCGTGTATCCGGAGCATCACCATCAGTGCCGGTGAAATTATCATCAACATCAGCTGGGGTCAGCTCGTCAAACACGGCAGAGGCATCAAAACTGGACTTACCGCTGGAGGTGCCAAGATTAATCAGCACCGGAAAGTCAGTCAGCGCACTGCCTACATCGGCTGCAGCAATGGTCAGCTTGAGCTTATTATCCTCATCAAAGGGCAGAGAGTATGGCGCAGTGGGCGGAGTAAAATCAGCCGTCCAGCGGGCAATTCCTTTGGAAACTCGAAACTCGTCAATATAGCCAAGGAAATGTTGAGAGGTAAACAGTCCCAGCCCCCCTACGGTGAAAATTGTAGACGAATTTGCAATGGTTTCTCCAGTAACATCACCAGTTCCGTCTGCAGTTCCGTCTATGTATTGTGTGAGGGTATTACCGTTGCGGACAATGGCAACATGATGCCAGTTAGTGTCGGTAATTGTAGCTGTTGTTGTAGCAGTAACCGTGCCGCCACCGGACTTGGCAAAGATAGTGCGGAAAGTATCATCGGCCTGGAAAAGCGCATCAAGGCTTCTGCTTGAGCCTCCTGAGTCTGATTGCCCAAAAAATCTTTCAACAGCCCCACTTCGTGTTCTTCGCAACCAGAAATCAATAGTAAAATCACCGGAGCCAAAGTCCCAGTCAGCAGAGTCGGGAACAGACAGGTAATCACCCGTGCCGTCAAAATGTATTGATGTTCTGTTAAATTTCTTTTGATCTACCTCGTGGTGCGTATTGCCATTGACAGTAATCGTATGGCCGGAGCCGGAACGATCCGGAAAGGTGGCATTCCCATCAGCTGCATCGGAGTGGATCAGCAGTTTAGTATAGCTGTCATTACCCGATAAACTCATGCCACCACCCTGCTGTATCCGCATTTAAGGGAGCAACGGACAATTTTTAGGCCATCAATGCTCCACGGCCCCACAATGCGACCCACTTTACATGAAGGGCAGTCGGGAAGAGCGGGTACCGGAGGCTGCACGGTTCTTCTTTTTTTCACTCTGCCAACCGTTCCAACCCGCTTGGTCAGGCTGCGTGACAATCGCTCTCGAACAAAACGCACATCTGATATACCTTCTGCCTCAAACTGGTTGAGCAGGGCAATGAACGATTGAATATCTTTTAAATTATAAGCACTTAAATTCATCAGCACACCCATTCATAATAGCCATAACTTACGGGAGTTAAGCAAGTTACATATTGATAGGTACCATTTTCAGGATCAAATATATAATCGTCCCTAAAAGCAATCATGTGACCTGAATTATTTGGACAGCCGGTTGAAGCTAAGTATTTCCAAGACATAAGAGCCACCATGCTTTTGAAATTAAGACAAAATTCAAGTGTGTTACCCACTGTACAGTTCCCATCTGGCCAGGGATTCGGCCTGCAGAGGTTTGGGTGATGGTCATATATTCGTTCTGTAATTTTATACTTTCCGTTGTCCATCTCAAAATCATGATAAGACGTGCCTACATACGCTGTAGCATCGCTCCCACATGGCGCAAGAGCCTTGTCAAGCTCTACCCAGTGTCCTTCTGTGCTACGAACATAACTGCTTACAGAACTGCAACCATCATCTATGCCCACGGCAGCAGCTCCACAGGCATCTGCATCTGCATGTATTTCTATTGATCTGCCGTTTACAATGCCGTCCCGTATAGTATGAGCGGCATCAAGCCAAAAACCATCACCACGCACGCTAACATTAAGTGGCAACGTGCCGCCGGTTACAAGAACTACCGCAAAACTACCAGGAGTAACAGTTACAGCGGAATTGTCATAATCCCAAAGCAGTTGCGACACCTCATCGCAGCAATCCTGCTGGCCAACGTCCTGCGTGGTGATTATCTCTCCGCATTTACCCTCCAGTGGGCCGACAGGGATTATCTTTGCGTTGTTCCCGTGGGCCTGCTTGATGTCCTGTGTCTGTTTCTCTGTCGGTGGTTGCCCAGTAAATGGTGCGTGGTGTTCCTCGCATAGTGGTAACGGGGTATCACCGAACAAATCACTCCACTCGTCACAGCATTTTTGCTCGTAAAAGGCGGGATCATTTACATCATCAACTCCGCAATCAATGTATTTTTCACCGCCAGCTTCCGCTTCGCCACTTAAAGTAGATCCTGTATTGTAACCTGGAGGACAAGGTGTCGGCTCTTTTTCGGTTGCTGTACTTTTATCGCCACCACAGGCACATATGGTGTTATATTTGACATTTTTAAAACAAACTCTATTGCAGTACTCTAAACACTTGGATAAATAACTACTATCAGCATATCGCTCGTTACACTCTGCTATGCAGGCTTCACGAGTCCATTCTTCATCGTCACCTAAACCGGCATCGCCCTCAACGTGAGTTGAGCCTGCATATCTGCATATTGCAGCCGCCTCTTCCTCTTCCACCGACTCATCTGTTTCAGGCTTGCTTAAAACAAGCAGCTCGTACATATAGTGATAAAAGGCCAGGCAGGCGCATTTGATATCCTTTACCTCATCCAGCTCATCGCCGTCCTCACTACCTGAGTACCAACCCTCACCCAGCCACCCTTCAGGACTGGAGCCGGTTATTACCTCCGACTCAGTGTTTTCAATACCAGTCACATGGATACTTATCAGATCAAAAACGGTGACAAATTCAGCCCGTAACACCCCGGTAAAATTACCTTCCCAGTAGAACGTATTGCCGACCACATGAATATCAGGCCCATCAACACCCTGCCAGGCTGCAAACAGGTTCCGCACTATGGGTGTATCCAAGGTAATGGATGACTGGTTTTCAATGTCCAGGGTTATGACTCGATCCTCTTCGGTACGAGCCGGGCCGCCGGTCACTGAACCGTTTGACAGTACCAGTTTGTACACTTCACCCTGGTGAGAGCGGTACACCCGTATTTGCACATCGTATGCGCCTGGGTCACCCGCTTCCTCAAAAGCAGCAAGCGCATCGCAGGTCGGCAGCGTGAGCAGGTCAAGCGCACGATCCCAGTCTGTGCCGTCCGGCTTTTCAGGTTCCGGCTGGGAATCTACTTCCCCGCAAATAGAGGTGTCATACAGCGAGTCAATAAATTCAGCCGCCTCGCCAACAGTCATCTGCCCGTCATCAGGCTCTACCAGCTCCATGCGCAGCCAGTACGGGTCAACCAGGCTCTTTCCAAGGCCGAAATTAATTGTCAGCGAATGTTCGGTCATTTTTTGCCGCACCAGCTGTTCTCATCCTGTTCCTCTTCTATGGCTGCCAGCTCTATGCCGGTACAGGAAGATATGTACACATTGACAATGGGGTCACCATCACCATTAATAGATCCGCACATATTAAAAATACTTTGATCGCCGTCAGCATTACTACCATCACCGTCACATGCTTCAAGCAAGTCTTTGAGACATTGTGGTATTTCCATCCTCAGTGACTCGGATTGTTCCTCTCCATCGTCAAACCACTTTGCTATCACCGTGACCTGCAGGTTGGTGATAGACAGCCCTGTCATGTTGATCGGCTCATTCGGCACTATTTCGTTTCCTTTGTTGCTCTCCCAGGTTTTAATGTCGGTAAACCCGTAATACTGATCCAAATAATCCTGGTAGCTGCCATACCCATCACCACCGGCCTCTATCCACTCTTCCTCTGTCGGCAGAGTACCATCAGGCTTGTTGGGTATGGTTTTAACCAGGCGTACATTAACTTCATGCTGGCCGCCTTTCTTTTTGCCTTTTATCCGCACTACGCCAAACACCGGCTTATCGACACGCATGGTGGTCAACCCGTCCATAACCGGATCATCTAAGTCATCCACCACTTTGCCGTCTTTGTCATAACAGGGAGTCTCCCACCGGGCGCTGGTTACCTCGGTCAACATAAAATCGAACTCAATCGTGTCAGACAGTTCAAAGGTGGCAGAGAAGTCAACCGCCTTTTCAACCATTTTAGGTGGCGACACGTTTCCCAGTGATGCCCCGATTGTATGCGGCAAGGTAAGGCTGGACGGCCAGGAATAGAAATTAAACCAGGAGACAACGGAGTTACCGTCAATATAAGCCGGGCATTTATCCGGCTTATATGTCCTGGCAGACAAACCTGATTTGGCACGGGCAACCATTTGCTTGAGGTCATACATGGTGACCGTTTTCTTTGATTCAGACTCCTTAATCTGCTCCAAATGGACAAACCGCCGGTTAGCCGTGGCTGTTTCAGAGTCGCTATCTGTAAATGAGATAGTAAGAGCGGCCTCAGTCATCGCACTCCTCTTTGACGGAATCCCAGTCAACCGACTCGATTATCCTATCGTCTGTAATTTCCCTGCTGCAATAATCTTGGTCAATAAGCCGATCCGCTGTCACAGCAGCAGGGAATCTGTGACCGTCCGGGTTGCAGATATCAACGCCGGATATTCTCATAAAATTACCGTCATCGTCGTACCATGCACCGTTGCCGCACTCACCTTCAAGCTCCTCAAAGTTGGCCGGAGCCTCTATATCAGTCCATTCAACACCGCCGTCATAGACAGCGTAGGCAACCGACTGGTACGTGTTCTCAATGGCATTAAGCCGTTTGCTGACAATGACATGATAAGTATGCCTGATAGCCATATACCGGATGCGCAGACTGCCGTAGACTTTCTTGCTGAGTATAATTTTATTGCCAACAATAGTTACTTCTGGCCTGATTGTTATGTTGCCTTCATTGTCATAACAACGCCCTATCCATGCCTTTGTTATAACGGCAAATATCGGATAGTCAGTCTCATGCTCAAGTTGCAATCCACATTGAATAATCTCCTCTCTAAATGGAACACCCAACGGCCCATGAGTTACCCTGCCGTGCGACACCTTGAACCGGTAGCTCATGTGCGGATTACCGGGATACACGTATACCGTGGCCCGGAACTCACCATTAAGCCCGCCGCAGTTTGCATTAGGCCAGCGACCACCGTATACAGCCGCCGATACGGCAAGAATGGCCTGCATGTTGGTGGTTTTGCCGACATCCTTGCCCCACGGCTCCTGCTCGATTTTCAAATAGTTTTCAGGAGTAGCAGAGCTGTCGGAAAAAGGTATGGTTAAGCTGGCCTCAGTCATGCTTACGCACTTTCTCCACTGAGCGCGGTTGTGTTTTTATTGCCTGCCAGGGATGACGCACCTGCCGGTACAACCCGTTTTAAAATAAAAGGAGCTGCAGCAGGATGGGTCTGGAAAACAATGGTGTCGCCAGCCGCCCACGTACCGGCCCAGCCAGCAGACTCAAGGGTGAAATAGGGTTTGGAAAAATCAGCATTTGAAGGGGCAAAGTCACCGCCGGTTGTACCGGAGCCAATAGTGCCAAGTGAGTCGCCAACAACAGTAAAATTGGTTGCATCGGTAAAAGTCAGTGTCCAGGTTTCATCAACCGTACCGATATTGTCCAGCACAGGCTGGTAACTGCCCTCATCGTAGGTACCGCTACCCGCACAGGTTTCAACCCAGTTGTCAAATGCTGTTTCAATATCGCCTGGCGAGTACAGAGACATGGCCCGGCCACCACCGGCCACTGTATATGAGTTGGCAATGGTTTCATCAACCGTGACGGTTAAAACCAGGCCAGCCAGAGACGGGGTACCGTTCACAGTCAGTAGTTCCTCGTTGCCGGTTACCGACTCAGGATCGTCCATATCAGTAAGCCTGATATTGGCACCGTCTGGGAAACAGTCTGCAAAGTCTGCATGAGGTAGCAGCAGGGCAAAGGTGGAGCCGCCTGCCGTTATATCTGCGTTTAAATTGGCACAGCCATATACAGTGCCGCTATATGATGCAAAAGTTGCCTGAGTGTCCCTCTGGGTGCCTGGAAACAGAATGATATAGTCTCCTGCTGCAGTCTCAATGTCGTTCCACAAATCAGGGGAAAGCAGTGTTTCGTCGGCATCGTTTGATACTTTGGCAAACAGTTTGCGGTACAAAGTAGAACCGGCATCACGTTCAGCCTTGAGTACATGCGGCCATACATTGTTGACCACGCCTGAAATCGCCTCAACAGCCGACATGCGCCCGCCGTTGGTGGTGGTGGAACCGACCACCTTCGATTTGTAAAATTCAAGTTCTGCCTGGAGAATGGTCATGGGAAAACCTCAAGGAATAGGGAAAAGGGAATAGGGAATAGGAAATAGGGATCAGGAAAAAGTTTTAGTTTCCCGCCAAAGGCGGCTGACTTTGTACTTCCCTCTTTCCTCTTTCCTTTTCCCTGTCTTTATTTCCTGTCTTTAAACTTCAATCATAGTTATATCGCCAGAGTACCAGGCATCAGATCCGGGATTTGCGTGGTCACCGGTCGGCACAACCGGCGTGCCGGTGATCAACACGGAAAAGGTGCCGCGATCGTGGACCAGGGCAACGGCGCTACCTGCTGCAGCCAGGGCCTTGACCGCCTGGATCTCGGCCAGGGTAAAATGATTCTCTCCGGAGAGCGTCAGGGCACGGCCGCCAGCAATCGGCGCAACCTGGACCGCAGACTCACCTGTTACGGTGCGCCGCTGGTTGACAACCACGTCAGGAGCAGTCTCCAGCCCGGAGAGGATCAATTCATCAGACAGGGTCACGGAGCCGAGTGTTGTCATGACGCCCTCAACCTGTGCTTACGCTGCAGTATCCGCACCACCGCATCTGCATCCGCCTGGCTGTTAACCTGGACGGCAGCCTGGTCACCGCTTTGACGATCATACAGGTTCAGCGTGATAGCTTGCCCACCGGCCCCGGCACCGACAGGCCCGCCGGTTGCAAAGCCGGGCAGGGCAGGGAGGCGCAGGTTATTCAGGGCATGGAAAATACCGGCACCGAAACGGGACACCGCTTCCTTACGGATAATATATTCACCGGCCTCAAGCAGGGCCGGGATGCGATCGCCCCCGCCGTAACCTGCCAGCCTGCCGCCTGCTGCAAAGCGCTGGATCATGCCGCCCCATCGTTTGCGCACCACCTCGTTTATATAAATGGTCACCTCGCGGTCACGGGTCAGGGCAACAATTCGCTGTTCTGAGGCATCAATGGCAGTCGTGGCGTCACGCTCCATCTGGTCCCAGACCTTGCCCCACTCCCCGCCGGAATCCTCAATAACCTTGTTCAGATTTTCAGCCTGTTCAACAATGGTCTTTGCAGCCTGGCCCGCCTCGGTAAAGGCGTCGCCCAACTTCCAGTCCGACTTTTTATTAACCGCATCAGCGGCGGCCTCTGCTGCCGTTTTTTGAGCCTCAAGAATTTCAATGGCCAACTCACCGGTTTCTTTTACACCGGACATGGACTGTCTCAAAGCCTCCTGCGCCGAGACGGTAACCGTTTCCCCGGTCTTAACTTCTCTGTTCAGGTCTTTGTAGGCGTCCTTTGCGTCGTTGGCATTCTCTTTTGCTTCTTTAAACTTTTTGGCTGCAGTGTCACTGTCACCGACCTCAAGCGCCTTTTTGGCCTCGGCAAATGCGTATTTGGCGGCACGGGCATACTCTCCCGCTTCCGCTTTCCGATCCTGCCAGGCACTGGTATCAGACATACCGCCCCTGGCCATTTCCCGCAGCTCCTGGGCAAGGGACCGCTCTTTACCTGCAATCTCATCCTGCAGCCGCTTAATCTCATCAACATATTTTTGATAAGCGGCCTTCATCTCATCGACGGCAACGGTCTGGGCCTGTTTCTGTACCTCGGCTGATTGGACTGTTGCCTGTGCCATCTCTCCGGCACCACGCACCCAGGACCCGGTCAGATCGTCATAGCGCAAGCGGCCATCTGCAACCGCCTGGTCAAGCTCCTGCATGGAGGTGACCGTCACCCCGGTTGCCTGGCTGATCTCTTTAAATTTTGCGGCAACTCTGCCAGAGTATTGTTCCAGATCACGGGTTGACTCTGCAATCCCGGCCCAGTGCTTGCGCATGGTCAACCATTCTCCTGCCTTATAACCTGCGTACAGGGCAGCTAATGAGGCGGTAATCGTGGTCAACGAAGCGGCAAACACCCTGGCCGCGACAGCGGTACTGGTCATGTTTGTGCGCAACCCGGCAAGCCAGGGAATCATCTTGACGCCGGTCATGGTGATCATAGCGGCATTGGTGGCTTTTGTGTAGATCAGCAGGGTGGACAGCGCCTTGGCGGCAACGCCCATGATAATGGACCACTTGCCCAGCCAGAGGATAAGGTCCCGGTTGGCTGCCACAAATTCAATCACCTTGGCCGCACCGGATGCTATCTTTGAGGCAAAGTCGCCCAATCCGTCCGCGTTTTCATTCAATACGGCTGCAACCTGCACCAGGGATGCAACAAGGTCCTCATTCTGGCCGATACCGTCACTCACCGTCTTTTTGATCAGCGCAATGGCGCCGGCATAGGTTTCAACAGACTCGGCCGCTTTGCCCTGCAGCGGGATGGCCTGCTCTAAAAACACCTGGTAGCGGACCTGTGCTTTTTCCAGGTCGGACAAGTCTTTCCAGGCACCCTGCATAGCGCCCCTGGCTTCGTACCAGGATTTGACAAAAGTCTCATTCAGGGTGAGCCCCAGATATTCCGACGCCTCAGCCTCACCGCGCAGGGCAGCGGTTACTCGCTCAATCCCGCCGACAAGATCCGTCTTGCCTGCAGACAGATCCCCAGACAAGGCAATGATTTTTTCCATCTGTTCGGCGGACATGCCGAGCCGCTTGGTCATGTCAACGGTGCGAGCTGTTGCCGCCTGCAGGTCAGACTTGGAATAGATGCGCAGCTTTTCCGACAACCGCTCAATGGTATCCTGCCACCGCTCCAGGCTGCCCACCTCAAACTGGCGGTTTGCCGCCTTGAGGCTGGACTCCAGGGCATAGGCCGACTTACTGGCATTTTCCAGCAGGGTGCCAACCTTGCCCACGGCCTGCAGACCGACAAAGGCACCGGCCAGGCCGACCAGCTGGTTACGCATGGAGGCAGCCAGCCTGTTGGAGTTGCCAAGTGTCTTGTTAAAGGTCGCCAGGCCGCGTTGAGCCTTGTTCATGCCCGCGGCAAAACCCTTGCCGTCGGCGGTGAGCAGGACTTCTATGGTGGTCTTTTTAGCCATTATCTTGTTTTGGCAGCATGTTCAATGCGGTTGCAAAAAAACTCATTCCGTATTGCCAGGGAGCGGCGTGTCCATGCTGGACAAGAGCGCAGCAGCACCGCCGGAGTTGTCGCCTAATATTTTTTGGATCTCTTCGGCCCGCTCTTTTTCCAGTCGGGCCGTTTCCAAAAAATCCGGGTTTACCTCCTTAAATGCCTCGATCATTGGACGCAGGGCAGAGGGGGCCATCCCGGACAGGTCTTTTTCAGTTAATCCCGTGGAGGCGGCCAGCACGGATCCGGACAAGTTATCCTTGTCCAGGATCCGGTCCAGCCAGTTGGCCTGGTAGTCCTCATTTGGTTGCAGCAGGCTGTCAAAATCATCCGGGGTCAATTCTTTGACAACCAGTTCCTTGCCGTCAATTTCAATTATTTTTGAATTGCGCATGGTTAAAAACCAGGGAAAAGGGAAGAGGGAAGAGGGAAGAGAGGGTACCAGGATACATAATTTTTCCTTTTCCCTTTTTCCTCTTCCCTATCTTTTTTACATCGGCACGCCGTCAACACGGCCGGGGCTGGTTGCGCCCTCGATGGTCTCAAGGGTCATGGAGAACTGCAGCAGTTCACCCTCGCTGCCCTCTTCGGAAATGAAATTGATCTCCGAATTGGTGCCCAGGATGACCGAGTCCAACTCAAGCACATAGTGCTCGTCTGCAAACTCGGAATAAAGATGGGCCAATACCTCAACCCTGATCTGCGCATCGGTGCCGATAGCAACCCGGTAGCCGGACTCGGCCGCGTAGGCGTAGTCAATATGCAGCACATCGGATGCGGAAATGGACCCGCCTGCGATAATGGTGATTAAACCCAACTTGGCATCAACGGTGTAATCCGTACCGGCCACATAAGTGGTGGTGTCGGTTACATCCTGCACCACCACCGAACTCACGTCCCGGTAGGCAAGCACTGCATACTCGCCAGCGGCCAGGGCGGTCACGGCCTCGTCGGTTACGGTTGACGCCGACCCGGTCCGTGCGGTTTTGGTGCCGGACAAGGCCCAGGCCAGGTTGGCCGCGTTCCACTCATGCAGGGTCAGGGTTCCATTGACATCGTCGATTTCGTTCTTTGCGGCAATGATTTGCCCGGCCGTCTCAACCCGGCGTGATTTTTTCTTGATCTGCTTGGTGGTTACCTGGCAGGAGAGCGGATAGGCGTCACCGATCGGTACAAAGTTCCCGGTTGCCGCGCCTGCAGAATCAACCGGCCGCATGTAGACTGTGCCGGTGCCTGAATATGCTTTAAAAGCCATGATATACTCCTTTTATTAATTTCTGTTAAATGTTCCCGGTATAACCCGCAGCCGTAAAAAAACCAGATACACGGTGGAACCGTGGTCCTTAAAATCTTCAATGCGGATGGAGGGCACGGAAAAACTGCCCTGAATCCCGACCAGGTCAGGCGGGCGCCAGCCTGCAAAACCATCGCGGTGGGTGTCCAGCATGGCAAGTATCTCCTGCTGGGCTGAACCGCCGGTTTCATTATGACCGACCGTCACCTTGACCGTATAAGTCAGCTCCCGGATAACGGTGGTATCGTGTTTGACTTCCTTATCCTCTGCCAGATATGCCTGGACGGCAGGCAGGGGCGGTTCATCGCCCAGGGCGGTGTCGACATTGGCAAAGCCCAGTGCGGTCAACCGGTCTGTTATGACCTCGTATAAATCCGTATACATCAGACAGCCCCCAGCTCCATGGAGCAGAAACCGCTGGAAATATCCTTGATCGCCAGCACCCGGTACTGCCGGGACTCGATGGTGATCAGGGTGCCGGACTCGCCACCGCTGATGGACAGGGGATGGAGGTCCTCGTAAGCTGCATGGCAGTACGGGTTCATGGTGACAATCTCATCCGAGCTGTACATGACCTGCGGATCGCCATATTCAGGCGGTGTGACAAGCAGAGTGCCGCCGGATACGGTGGCGATTACGCCCACCGCTTCCAGCATGATCTGCCTGTCGGCCGCATCCAGCATCAGTCGTCCAGCTCCCAGCCGCACGCCTCGTGGGCTGCTACACAGGTAGGATGCACCCGCAGTTTCCGGCCGTCCTTGGACATCAACACCAGGTCTGCGCCCTTTGCTTCCTCAGCGGCCTTTGCTTCCTTGGCTGCCTTTGCTTCTTTTTTCGTAGCCATATTTTTCTCCAGTAAAAGGGAAAAGGGATAAATAAAAACTGTCTGTTCCCTTTTCCCTATTTCCTTTTCCCTACCCCAGCAACAAGGCCATATGGGCAGGCTTGGCAGCCTTGACGCCCCAGGCAACCGCAACCTCGATCAGTACGGCACGGTAGGCGCGGTACATTGCCACCTGGAAGAAAATGCCTGATACCGGGTCCTGCACAATCATGATGTCATCGGCAGCGTCGCCGCCTTCAGGCATCTTGGGCAGGCGGGTAAGCAGGTGGATCGCATCGCGGGAGAACGCCATGTTGGCGGCAAAAGAGTTGCCCACGGTCAGGGCGTTGTTATCCGCAATGGTCACCAGGGCACCCGGCTCATTGAGCGAAATGGTGCCCGCTGCAGCAACACCGGTCCCGACAATATACTTGTTGACCGCATCGGCGGCAAAGGTGACCACGTCACCGGCAAGCACGGTTCCGGAACCGGTATCCAGGGCAATATCGGTCACGCCAACAGCGGTAGCTCCGTCTGTTATATACGAGGATCCTGCACCCTTGGTATGGTCATTGATCTTGGCTGACTCACGAATCTGCATCCCGGCCATGTCAAGCAGCACACCCTGGCGCAGCCCGGCATCGGATCCGGCCATATGAACCTGGGACTGCATCCCGATGATTTTTGCTCCTGCAGCGGTGTTGACCACCAGCTGGATGTCTGAGTCAGGGGCGCCGTTATCTTTCAAAATCTTGGCGACCTCTGCTGCATCGGTAAAATTACCGGCAGTGCCGAAAGGAGTAGTCCCGGCTGTGCCATATGCCCTGGAGGCATAGGTATACAGTGCAGCCAGGTCGGTCTCCATCTCTCCGGTGAGGGTGCGGAAAGCCTGGGCAAATTTATTATTCTGGATGCCTGTCTTTGCCTCGCGGCCGATGGCTGTCTCATCCTCGCCGGTCCAGTGAAACTTGACGGCCCGCACCTTGCTGATGCTCATGGTGCCAGTGGCCACGGTGGTGGAGTCCAGGGCCGGGATGGCATTGGACGGGGTGACATCGTATGCGGTTGCGGCAGGCACGACATCGTAGGTGATATTCTGGTCCTTGGCCACCATGTCCGCCTTCGGATTTTTGTACACAGCCGGGATAAGGCCGACCATTTCCCGGCTGACAACATCAACCGAGTCGTAGATATACTGAATAAGTCCTGTCAGGGTATTAGCCATTGTCTTGCTCCTTGTTATTTATCTGTCTTTTCAATCTTTAACCGTCCCGCCATCCTGGGAAAAGGCACGCTGCTCATCAATGGAAAGTGCATCAAACTCACTGCGCTTCATTTCTTTCTTGCCGCCGTCATCCGGGTTAGCAGTCGGGACAGGGTCGTTTGACTCATTGGCCACACCTGCAGCCGCTCCGGCCCGCAGCGCTTTTTCCGCCACAATGATCGCCTTGGCCGCGTCGGCTCCGCTGGAGGTGCCGTCCATCTCCAGCTCCTCAATCAACTTCTCATGACCGGGAATGAGCTGGGCACGGACATCCTTAATCCGTTCCACCTCGCTTGCAGCTCCAAACACCATGATGGATGCCACCAGATCAGGGTTGGACTCTTGCAGTGCTTCCTGGGTGAGACCGGTCACAAACTCCTCGGACAGGGCCGCAACCAGATCAGGATGCTCTTTCTTCAACGTCTTCAGATCCATATCTTGCTCCTTGGTTGATGTTGCGGGCGTCACTGCCCGTTGTGTAGAATTAAATTTAGAACTTTGTGAAAACATTGCCATGGCCCGGCTGAGATCGTCGGCAGCAGCCTGGCTGTCCTTTGCCATCGTCCGCCCGCACTCCTTAAATGCGGTCCTGGCAGCGGTGACAAAATTTTCCTGATCGTCATCCGCGTCCGTTTCCAGCAACTCATGGGCAAAGCCCTCCTCCACGATCTCTGAGCCGTAGTAGTAGGTCTCCTCATCCATCAGCTTTTGGATCTCCTCCAGGGACTTGCCGGTATGGCGAACGTAGGCTCCGGCCAGCAGCCTGGACAGGGCAGCCGTCTCGTTGCCGTATTTGAGGATGTAGTTATGGTCGCCAAATACGCCGCCGTGCACGTTATGGACCATAAACACCGCGTTGTCCTCGACCATGATCGTGTCGGCAGCCAGTGGAATATAGGAGGCCGCCGACATGGCATAGCCGGACAGTACGGCTGTTACCTTGCCCGCGTAGTTGCGGACCAGGTTGAACATTTCCAGGGCGTGGCCGATAAAGCCGCCTGGTGAGGATATCAGCAGCTCTACGTCATCGCCGTCTGCATCGGCCAGAAACCGGCGAAGGTCACCGGCGGTCACGTCCCAGCCCACTACGCCGGAAAAATTAAATTGTTTCATTTGTCGTCTTCCTCTTCATCTTTGTTGGGATCCTGCACAACTGCGACCGGTTCCGGCAGCAGGTTGTTGTCCTGCAGCCAGGTCTCCTCTTTCAGTATCTGCGGCTGGATAGCCTCAAAATCACCGCCCAGCAACATGGCCCGCTCTTCGGCCCTGGTGGAGATGCGCAGCTCGATGCGTCGTTTTGCGGCCTCGACCTCTTTGACCGGGTCGATCTGGTTGGGAGCGTCGCCGGTCCACAGAGTGGACAGCCAGGCACGCCTGATCAGCGGATCGGGAAAAAAGCCGGGTGCGGCCAAACGGCCGGAAATAACCGCCTCGGTGATCACCGCCTCATAGACCGGCTGACAAAACTGGGCGGCCAGCCAGTGGCGGCGGCGCAGGAAATAATCCCAGGCATCCTCCAGGGCAGCGCGGGCAGCTGAATAGCTGGCTGTGAAATGCTTAATCAGCACCTCAAATGGCAATTCGAGTGCCATGCCGATCTGGCGGGTGATTGCTATAAAAAAGGGATCAAATGCGGTGTTGGGCCGGTTGGGGTCAACCGACTCTATCCGGGAGCCGTTGGGCAGTCCGACCACGGAGCCGTAGCCCAGCTCCATGCCGGTGGGGTCTTCAGTGGCGGACGCGTCACCGTCCGGGTTGTCCATGTTCGGGGCAGGCCCGAAACTTGGGTCGCCGGTTTCGTTGTAGACAAATACGGTGAGCATCCCGGAAACCACGGCGGCCATGACCTCGGCGTCCGTATAGCGGCCCAACTGCTTGACCAACTCGGTGACCGGGGCCAGGTAAGGAACCCCTCTTGTCTGGCCGGGCCTGGTCTTGTCAAACAGGTGGATGGCCAACGGGTCTCCATTTTTGGCAAATGCCTTCAGAGATTGCCAGGAGTAATCATCTTTTTTCGAGCGCAGGAAGTGGTAACGCAAATTACCCGGATGTTTGTTAACAACGTGATATTTTTCCGGCCCGCCGTGCCTGTCTTTGGATACACCGGCCACCATGCGCTCTGTGTCCGGCTTAAATTGCGGATTGCAGAGCCGTGCTGCCTCAATGAGTTGCAGCTTGATCTTGTAGGGTGAGCCCGATCGTGCAAAGCGGGGCAGGTTGACCAGCACGTCACCGTCCTCCAGGACCCGCAGGAATACCAGCCCCTGCAGCAAGGAAAAATCCATCTGCCGCTCGGCATCTATCTCCCTGGTTGCGGTGGCCAGTTTAAATTCACGCTCGGCCGCACGCTCCCAGGCGTCTGCCTGCTCGTCGCTCAGGTTGAGTACGTTGCGGTCGATTTGGCTCTTGGGTTGCAGGCCGGAGCCGACAACCTTGGTCACGTTTGTTTTCAGGGCACCGGCAGCAATGGAGTTGTTGCGGGCAAGGTGTTGTGATTCTTCACGCAGGGTGACCAGGTCGGGCAGGATGGCTGAGTCTGCATCCATTTCCCGGCGGCCGCCTTTCTGGTTGGCGCGGCGGGTGCGGTCGGCTGAGTCGTAGCCGCCCGACATCATGGCAAGGTGGGCGCGGGCTTTAAATCGTTTTTGACCGGCGGATGGGCTCAGCCAGTTGGCTATATGGTCGGTGATGGTCAGCGGGATCCGGACGGTCCGGCCGTTCATTCTTATTTCAGAGGGCAGGCTCATCGCGGGATGGCCTCCCTCACCTGAATACCGGCGCCGGTGGTCAGCTCGTTGACCCGGCCCTGCCAGATGGCGATACCCTGCTGCACGGCGGCCAGGTCGGCACGGGTCAAGCGGCGGCCATCCATGTCCACAGCCTGGCCCAGCAGAATTTTTTCTTCCGCGTCCAGGTACTTTGTCAAACGTGCTTCGGCTATCTCAACGGTAATTCCGGCCATGACAAAAAAACTCCTCTAATTGATTACGAGAAGTTTATGGCCATAAATGATTTTTTAGAAGGGACCTTTTTCCGGCATTTGCCAGTATTTTCCGAAAAAATGATTTTTTTTGAGAAAAAAGAGGAAAGAGGAAAGAGGAAAAAAATGCTTACAGTATGCGGTTTACGGTTTCCATCTTTTGCGGATGATATGCGGTTGTTCTGGACAAAGTACAGGTTTACAGTCTTGATACGTTAATACATGGAAATTTTTTTCCATGTATTAACACTGTTAGCAAGCCTCAATTCTCTTGGTTGCTATCTGGTAATATTTTTCGTCTATCTCGCAGCCTATGAATTTACGGCCAAGTAATTTGGCCATTTTCCCGGTCGTGCCACTCCCCATGAAAGGGTCAAAAACAGTGTCACCTTCGTTGCTCCATGAAATTATGTGGTCACTGGCTAACTGTTCGGGGAATGTTGCAGGGTGTTTTGTGTGTTCACCCCTGCTTTGGTTCCATATCTTCCAAACATTGCCACGCAATGAAAACTCAGGGCATACATTACCAAGCCCTGTCCTAGTCTTTTGACCACCTTCTTTTGTCCTGTCGTGTCCTGTTACCTTCCGTCCAGCAGATACATTCTTATGGTCTTTTATCCCATTAAACGTGCTTGGTTTCCCCTTGCTGAACACGTACATATATTCCATTTTATTGTTGTATCTCACGCTCTCAGGAAAGGCCACCACGCCTTTTTCATATATCATAGTGTCATGGAGATTAAATCCCATTTTCTTAAATGCCAATGCCTGTTCAAAACTGGACCCGGTTTCACTTCCCTTTATCGTTGCATCACCAACAACCCAAACCACAACGCCACCAGGCTTTGTCACTCGCCACAATCCAGATGCAATAGCAGAAAACTCTGCCCATCCCCATGTTGAACTATTGTTGTACGTTCTCAAATTGTCGTATGGTGGACTTGTCATGGTTAAATCAATGCTATCAGCTTCAATAAAATCAAAGAGATATTTTCGGCAATCCCCATGCAGGAGTAACGGCATGCTAACAAGGCGCTGCACGTTGACCGCCTGGGGCTGCGGGTTTTCGGAGTTTTGTTTTTCAAATAATGGTTGTTGCATTTTCACCTCTTGTATTTCAAATTCGGCGGCAAGTGAGCTAAATCGTTGTATGGACTCATAGCCCACATTCACACGGGGGGTAGTCCATGTCTGGCCAGAGATTACCCTGTTTTTCCATCAACACTGCGTCAATCGGTTTTTCTTTGATCCCGAAAGGCCTTCCTATTTTCTCGGAAACTCGTTTTTCCAGAGTTCTCAATTTACAAATCAAATCAGGATGCTCCCGCCTCAAAATTCGCAACTGAGCATCGGACTGATATGGGCAAAACCAACAGCCTGATTTCCTGGGCACCGGCAAACCATGATCCGCAATCAATTTTTTACAGCCCTCACGGTTTATCCCGTTTTCGATTAACACCCATCTATGTTCAACACCCTGTTTTGTTGATATTTTGGCTCGTTTTGCCTCTCCGGCATCAATGCCGATGTGCATCCAGCATGGCTTATCCACATATTTATGCACAACTCGCACTTTAAATCTGTCAGTACACCACCGGTGCTTCACGCTCGGAACTATCTTTTTAAAATGGCAATAATCATACAGGTTGTCAAAACGCTCTCCCTCCCGGGTGCCAGCGTCGGGCTTGAGAATTGTAACAGGGTATTTGTCACAAAACAGTTTCACATATTCTGCTGTTTCAGGACTATCGGCTCCATGGTCAACATAAATTGCCTCAAACTCCACTCCCTGATCCAGCAGTAAAAGATAAAGAGCAACAGAATTAACACCAAACCCCATGGACAAATAGTGCTTAACTGGCACACCGTCCATACAACAAGTCGGCTCACGCTGACCCGCAGACTGTGCGGGTCTTTGGTCTTCGGTTTTAGTGCTTTTGTTCATCAATCTTCTCGTATTTTCCACGGCGGGCAGGTAGCCTGTATCGTTATGTGCCGACAAGATTCACGGCCCATGCCATCAGGCCACGTTTCTTGTTGCCGCCATTAATACGCACAAGTTGCCTACCCATCTCGCTCTCTCGCC